GTAAACACGCGCATAAGATACAAGCAGCTATTGCTATGGAACAGAGAGCAAGAGTTGCCGGTAAGAAAAGTGCGGCTGCAGTCTATCGTGCATACATTAATGCAATGAAAAAGAAAACGAAACAGATGCGGAAAGAAGAGTATGGTGCCGGCGAGGAGGGCACAGATAAACTTGTAAAGAAATACAAAAAAGATACTCCCAATGAAGATTGCACATGCTTCGATCATGTTATCTCCGAGGCTGAGTATAAAGGGCGTAAGGTGACTCTCAACGATCCGATACGGTCAAACGACGGTAAGAAAAAATTCTATGTGTATGTAAAAAATGAAAAGGGTAATATTGTAAAGGTCGGATTCGGAGATCCAAATATGGAGATTAAACGAGACGATCCAGGCCGCCGTAAAAACTTTAGGGCACGTCACAACTGTGATAATCCAGGACCAAAATGGAAAGCAAGGTACTGGAGTTGTTATCAGTGGCGAGCCGGTGCGAAGGTTGATAACTAGTGTTTGAGTATAAGTGTACCATACTGAGAGTTGTAGATGGCGATACAGTCGATGTTGATATTGATTTGGGGTTTGGTATATGGATGCGTAAACAGCGCATTCGTCTCTATGGTATTGATACACCAGAGTCACGTACACGTGATAAAGAGGAAAAGAAGTTTGGGCTACTTGCGAAGCAATATGTTGAAGGATTTCTTACGAAGGGATCTACCGCTACTTTGGTCACCGAAAAAGACGGTAAAGGAAAGTTCGGCAGGATTCTTGGTAAGTTTCAAGTCTTTGATGCGAAGACAGATAGAGCAACTTTCCTTCATGAATTAATGATCCGAGATCACATGGCTGTCGAGTACATGGGTCAGTCAAAGGAAGATATCGCCGAAGAACATCTGATGAACAGGCGTCGGATAAAAGAGAGTGGATGTTATAACGAAATGTTAAATTATAAATAATAAAAAACAAACTCAAACGAGGACAAGAACATGGATAAAATTAATCCCTTCCGGAACCCTGAAAATGACAGCTTGGTCGATACAATTCGTGCCGTTCTTTCAGGTAAACCCATCGAGGAAAAAAAGCATAAAATGGATCCTGTAGATCCTGAAGCTGCAAAGAAAAAGTTTAAGGACCGTAAGGATAAAGACATTGACAACGATGGTGATGTCGATAGCTCAGACGAATATCTTCATAAACGGCGTAAAGCTATTGCAACAAAAGAAGCTGTAGAGGATAATCCAGCAAACTATCAGCACCTCTGCGCTAAGAATGTTGTACATGAAAAGTGGGGTACAGGTAATTGTATTCCTACAATGCATGCTGATCCCGATGCGGAAGGAAACGTTGCTTGGTACGATGTAATGTTCGAGCACGGTATTGAAGCAAAAGTTTCAATAGATGAACTGAAAGTTACCAAAGCCGAAGAGCATATGCATGCTTCAGTCGACAAAAAGAAAAAGATGAAAAAAGAAATGGCTCATGGTGACAAGAAGAAGATGAAAAAAGAAATGGCGCATGGTGACAAGAAAAAGATGAAGAAAGATGAAATCGATCTAAAACCATCTACAAATAATGATCGTAGCACAGCAGAGTAAAAAGTTCAATGATGTCCTTTAAAGAATATATGCTTGAAGAAGCAATGTCAGATGCTCAAATGAAAAAGCGTGAGGAGATAGTCAAGTCCCTGAAAAAGAAAATGGGTGACTTTAAAAAAAGATATGGTGATCGAGCAAAAGATGTGATGTATGCAACTGCTACTAAAATGGCGATGAAATCATGAGTTATGCAAGAGTTATAAAAACACTAGACCACATTGCGGAAGGTGGTCATACCGATGTAGCCTCTATGAAAAATAAAGTAGAAATGGCGAGTAAGGCTATAGCGATTATGAAAACCGAGCTAGACAAGCTAGGAGATGATGATTCATTACCTAGTTGGTGGACAAATAAAGTAGCTGTTGCTGTCAGTAATCTCGATAGCATGGCTGATTACCTAGACGTCAAAGTCGAGGATAATAAATAAGTATCGAAAGTTTATATTATGCCGAGTAGTAACCAACGAAAAGCGAAGGAGATAACAAATGCCTAGTTGGGGTTTTGACCACGAAAAATCACAGGTGCACGCTGGTGCAAATACTGTGGCTGGTCTCAAGGCTGGTTTTCAGCCATACGAGAACGCTAATGTTCTCAGTTCAAAGCGTAACGTAATCGCAACCAATAAAGGTTGGATGCGTCGCACAATTAAAAACAATCGCCAGGGTGGCGGGACTCGTATTATTGACGAGCCATTGGTTCCTGCAAACCCAGGTATCGCAGACGGATACGCCAATACGGCGCACCTCGGATTTGCTGATGTTTCACAAATCTATATGGATAGCACATCGGTCAGTCCTGGAGCAACAAATATATTTGTAGTTTTCAACGAGCCAGTTAAATACGAAGGTGGAGAGGGAGCTCAACTGCGCTTGACTCTAGCCAACACAGCGAGCGGCAATAATAAAAAACTAGCTCTTGCTACTCGCAATAATTCAAATACTGGTATCATCAATGCAAACAACACGCTCAAGTTTACCGTGACTTTTGTCGCTGGAGATGCGGGTAGTTATAAGGTTTTGGCTGCTTCAAACACGATTGTTAACGCAAGTGCACATCCAACGAACGGATATGCATTGCCACCTCAGGCTGCAAACCTTGTTTCGCATAACACCTTTGTATCAGCCAACCTTGTTGTAACAGGCGCAGTATCTAATACTCTCGGCACTATTACTGTTTCTGCCAGTTAATAGTTAAAGGAGGATTGGATTATGGCTGATAAAAAAGTAACACAGCTTACAAGTCTAGCGACTACAAGTTCAGCAGACTTGATGCTAGTCATTGATGACCCTAACGGGACCCCTGTCAGCAAGTCCGCAACCTTAAAGAACTTCTTTGGTGCGGTTCCCGCTAATACATCTTTGAATAGTGGGAGCACTCTTACAGTAACAGGTAACACGACGTTCAGCGGTAGCAATACGGTTGTTTCCGCTAACGTCAACCTGACATCTGCAAGGTCAACGAGAATTACATCTGGCAAAATTACTTTGGCTGCAAAAACTACTGTATCGTCAAACAATGCCACGACTCTTCTCGGAGGCGGTCATCAAGGTTCTATATTCTGGGATGAAAACTTCTTGTATGTCGCGACATCAAACACAGTTATTAAGAGGGTAGCACTAAGCGTATTTGCTTCATAACTAAAAAGAATATAATGAATGTTTGAAACTCTTGATGATTCAAATTTTATGCTGTATGCGGCAAAATATTATGATAATCCTGCTGCAGATGTTATTGAATTTGAAGATGATCTGAAACGAATTAAATATATAAAAAGGTTGTTACACAAATATAGAGCCGGAGGCGAGCTAAGAGAAAGATTGATATTAAATCATCTTATCGTCTTGTATAATGTATTCTATCACGAATCGTGTACAAGAATGCTTTGCTTTCGGCTCTATGATTATTTGGATTTATTGAAACCATTTTTGGTCTATTTAAACTACTGGCCAGATAGAATAGATCCAATCGGAATTGACGCAATAAATATTACAGGAACTGATATTGAAATGAATACTGAAATTATTGAAAAGCTAAGGAAAGTATAATGCCTATCGGTAGCGGCTCAAAAGTAATTGATATCTATGTTCTTTATAAAATTATAAAGGATTTAGCCACTCCCTTTGAAGAAACTGAAGCATACAAGCTCGGTATGATAGATAAGAAGGGACAAAGACTTCGTGATAGTCAGGGTAAAAAGAAATTACCTAAGACTAAAGAAGAGAAAGCCGCCGATGGGTACTATCATCGATTTATTCGTAATCTGAAAAAACTTATGACGAGGGTGGGTTTGGGCAGTAAAGTTGCCACGTTTGCTGCAGCACTTTTACTTATCAAAGAATCAACTAAATCAAAGCATGAAATTACTGAAAGTTCTTTTGTGGATGAAAATGCTGTACTAGAAGATCTCGTTAGAAACATGAAGTATCTACAAAAGAACTCTCAAAAAAATTATAGACAATTACAAGAAGAAATTGCGAATGCCACTGGGAGCGCAGTTGCAGGAACAGGTGATGATCCTGTTCATTGGAAGAAAACTCCATACCGAGTTGGGAGTGTTGGTGATCGCAAGAAAAAAGGTCGATATATAAACGGTGTGGCTTATCTCAAAGCAGCTGCTAAAGCAAAGAAGGAGCGTGAAAGTGGACTTAGTAAAACTTAGAGAGCAGTTGAAGATTGATGAAGGATGTGTGTACGAAATTTATAACGACCATCTTGGTTATCCTACTTTTGGGATCGGTCATTTGGTTCGGGAATCTGACCCTGAGCATGGCAGCCCTCTCGGTACGGCCGTTAGCGAAGATAGAGTCATTGAAGCTTTCGACAATGATGTTGCATCAGTTCTGCGAGACTGTGCCATCCTTTATTCTGACTTTCACAACCTGCCCGAAGAGGTTCAACAAATCGTAGCGAACATGATGTTCAATCTAGGACGACCGCGTTTGTCTAAGTTTGCTGGTATGAAGCGTGGTGTTGATTCACAGGATTGGGAAGCTGCAGCTGATGAGATGGTCGATAGTCGATGGTATCGTCAGGTTGGCGCAAGGGCTGAAAGGCTTGTCGAGAGAATGAGAAACGTCGGGTAAAAAAATGTTTATGTTTATAAAAATTGCTATGGTCGTGGCAGTAGTTGGAGGTTTAGGCGGTGGAGTCGCATATGTTTATAAAATCAAAGCCGATCTCGCTACGAGTGAAGCAAATAATGCAAAGCTTGAAAATTCAGTAGAAGAGCAAAAATTAGTTATTGCTCAGCAGGCTCTTGATATGGATAATATTCGTGCTGCTATGAAGGAACAAGCCGAGTTATCAAAGAGACTGAATGCCTCCATCAAGGACCTTAGGGATAAATTTAATAAAGTTAATGCCTCGGGGGAAAAAAGAGATATTGGAAACCTCGCTGAACAAAAACCAAAATTGATGCAGCGAGCAATAAATAAAGGTACGAAGAATGCACTTCGTTGTATGGAAATTGCAATGGGTTCGCCTTTGACTGAGAAGGAAAAGAATGCTGTTAAGAAATCACAGATCAATCCAGAGTGTCCTGATATTGCTAATCCTCGCTATGTGCCTTACGGTAACTAGCGGCTGCAGCAGTATTAAAGAACTGGAAATATTTAAGAAGGAAGTCAAGAGAATGCCTCTTGACCTAGATGAACCTTCTCCGTTGCCGATGGGTAAAGTTGATTGGGTGATCATTACAAAAGATAATTATGAACAGGTGTTTGAGAAATTGAAGAAGGGCGGCGACGATGTCGTCCTGTTTGGATTAACCGATAGCGGCTACGAACAACTCGCTATCAACTTTGCACAGATCAGAAAGTACATCATGTTGAATCGTAATGTTATTTTACAGTATAAAAAGTATTACGAAGGAGACAATGATGGCTCAGAAGAAACTACAACCAGGAAGTGAGTACGAAAAATACGATCTTGACGGTGATGGGATTGTTACTGACGAGGAGTTAGCGATGGAAGAACGCATGATGCGTTTAGAAAATGAAGATCAGAAACAAGACGCTCAAAGGTATATGGCTTGGTTTGCTTTGTGGGGCATGCTTTTGTATCCGTCTATGGTCGTAATATCAATTCTATTCGGTTTAGAACAAGCAGCCAAAATACTCGGGGACATGGCAGCGGTTTATTTTGTATCTGTTGCCGGTATAGTTGCAGCTTTCTTTGGTGCACAAGCTATTGTTAAAAAGGCATCTAAATAATAAATAATAAAAGAGAGGGCGCCATGGGCAAATTTAATAATAAAATTAGCGCTGAATTTAATCCACCAAGGCAGTGGATACTAGAAAGAGCTCTATCATATCAGAATGAAGATATCGATGTTGATGCATTACAAGATGTAGGTGTACAATGTCCTGCACATAGGGTTCAATGCAAAAAAGGATTTAAAACTGATTTAGCATCTGTACCACGACTGCTTTGGAACCTGATTGCACCTTGGGATGTAGCTCGTGCTGCTATCATTCATGATCTCCTATATAAAAGGATTCGACAATACCGTAAAGCAGAGGGTGTTAATGAGGATCGTGCGGTAATTAAAAAAGCGAAGCGTGCATCCGATCGTGTATTTCTTATGGGAATGTTAGATGCATCCCCATCAGTTCCAAAATGGAAGATCTATTCTGCCTATTATGCGGTTGTTCTATTCGGCCGTTGGTCTATTATTCCAAGAGAAGAGGATTAATGATAAGTCAAGAAAGATATTGCGCAGATTGCGGTCACAGATGCCATTGTTATGCACCAATGTGCTGTGTAGAAGTTGGTGTTGGTATGAGTGATAAAACACAACCCTGTGGTTGTGAAAAATGCAACTGTGGTGCTAGACAAACTAAAAAAACCTATAGCGTATATGAACTTGACAAAATATACGATTGGGGATAATAATGCCAGAGAATGGCCAAGTCAAGACGGATGTAGAACTACTCAAGCGTGACATGGAACTTGTATCGGCTCTCGCCGAAAAGTTTGATATCGCAATAGATAGACTCACCGAGGTAAGTACATCGGTCGATAAGATGCTTGCTGTGCATGAAACACGGCTTGAAAATCAGGAACAGCAACGTGAGATTCTACACGAACGCATCAGCGCCATGAAAAGAGACATCACGGACGAGTTTCGTTTGCTGAGAGATGAAAACAGGAAGCAGCACGTAGAGGTTAATGACAGACTATCCAAACTTGAAAAATGGAGATGGTTTGTTGTAGGCATTGCGACTGTTATTGGTTTTATTGTGGCTAAAATAATAGATTTTTCCAAACTATTATCGTAGAACTTATTTACATTTGAGCTAACCTTGTTATAATAGGCCTTGAGCCGATTTTATAAGGTATTGGTAATGAATATGTGGATTGACATCAAATATGCAAATCTTCTATCCGTACAGCTTGAAAATTATACAGTAAAGACTAATAACCCCTATCTTGCTAACTTCAGATGTCCATTCTGTGGTGACTCTCAAAAGTCTAAAAAGAAAACACGTGGTTATCTATATACCAAGACCACCTCTTTGTTTTATAAGTGCCACAACTGTGGTGTTGGAACAACTCTTGGTAATGTCATCAAGTACGTGAATCCATCTCTGTATAATGAATACAAGCTCGAAAGATATAAAGAGGGTATGGATATTGGTAATGCTGCAAAACCTCATGCAAAAATAGAGTTTACAAATTTTTCACCACAGTTTGAAGAAAGATCACCACTTGAAAGATTGTTTGATTCCGTAAGTACTCTACCGAAGCACAATATAGGTGTGAAGTATCTTGAATCCAGAATGATACCTAGAGACAAGTGGTCAGATATTTACTTTGCGTACGAGACAAAAAAACTCGTTGAGCTCTGTCCGGACTATGATGAGATTGTACAGTATGAAGAGCCGAGAATCATACTGCCTTTTATAAGTAGAAGTAATGATTTAGTCGGTGTGAGTGCTCGAGCTGTTGAGAAAAATAATTTAAGATATCTCACGCTTCGAATTGACAAAAGTACTCCCTTAATATATAATGTTAATAATGTCGATTTAACAAAACAAATATATTGTGTTGAGGGACCGTTAGACAGTTTATTTTTAGACAATGCAGTTGCGGTTGGCTCTGCCGACTTGGCGAGAGTGAGTAGTATTTTACCAAAGGGTAACACGACTCTTGTATTTGATAATCAACCTAGGAACCCAGAAGTGGTTCGTATTATGAAAAAAGCTATGGAAGATGGGTGGAAAATTACTGTGTGGCCAGATACAATAGAGCAAAAAGATATTAATGATATGGTTCTGTCTGGAAGAGAACCCGACGAAATTCAAGAGGTGATAAATATGAATAGCCACTCTGGTCTTTCCTTACGCCTCAAACTCAACGAATGGAGCAAGTGCTGATGCCGGTCAAACTTATATCATATTCCAGACCGCCATCAACCAATGTGGGCGAAATTTCGAGCATCCCGCCTGGCGCTGGAGAAATTGTAGACCTAGTAGCATACTGCGCACGTGTATCAAACCCAAATAATCAAAATAACTCAGACACTTCCGAAAAGCTAATCAAGTATCTCATAAAACATAAACACTGGTCTCCACTCGAAATGGTGTCAGCTTGTTTGGAAATAGAAACAACTCGTGATATCGCCCGTCAGATACTGCGCCATCGTTCCTTTTCTTTTCAAGAGTTTAGTCAGAGATATGCTGATCCCACGAAGGATCTTAAATTTACGACTCGGGAAGCACGTTTACAGGATGAAAAGAACCGACAGAATAGTATAGAGGTGAGCGATCAAAAGCTACAGGATGAATGGAATACCCTGCAGGATATGTTGATCGAAGATGCTAGACAGGCATATCAGTGGGCTATTGCAAAAGGTATTGCAAAAGAACAAGCAAGGGCTGTGTTGCCTGAGGGTTTGACAATGTCTCGCATGTATATGCACGGAACTCTACGAAGCTG